TGGGATGGAAGTATTCTTCGTGAGAAGTATGCTGAAAAAACATATAAAACAATCAATACTTTGGTTGATCAGAAAGCATTAGACGAGAAAAAACTCGGTTTATTTAATGATTTCTTATCAAACTTATAAATATTCTAAATAAATATAGATTTAATAACGTATAAATCGGAGCGGTTCAAAATGTCTCGTGGCACAAAACTACAAAAGATGGAAGAAGAAGTGAAGCAATCCAAGACTGCTGTTAATGCAAATGCAAAACCAGCAATGCCTATGGAAAAAGGAGCACCCTATGAAGATCTAGGTGGTCCTACCCCTGAAAACTATAGCCCTACTAATGATAGTGCTAAGTTAAAGGATCCAGCTGGGTCATTAAAGCAAGTATCCGATGTCATTACGAATCGAAAAGGAAAAACTCTTAAGCAAGGAGACGAACCAGAAGTGACTGACGAACAAGAAGTTGTTGCAGAAGAACCTGCTACTGAAGTAGAGGAAATCGTTGCTGAAGAGGAAACTGTAGAAGAAGAGACAGTTGAAATAGACGTTGAAGATGACGTTAATGCACTTCTTGGTGGTGAAGAACTATCAGAAGAGTTTAGAACAAAAGCAAAAACAATCTTTGAAGCTGCTATCAATTCTAAAGTTGCAGCAATAAAAGAAGAAATCGTCAGAGAGCACGAAGAGAAGCTTTCTGAGGAAGTAGAAGAAATTAAGGTAGAACTACAGGAACGTGTAGATTCTTATCTTGAGTATGTTGCCGATGAGTGGTTCGTTGAGAACCAACTTGCCGTTGAAAACGGACTTAAGGCAGACATGACCGAATCATTCCTTGAAGGAATGAAGGGTCTTTTTGAAGAACATTATGTACAAATCCCTGAAGAAAAATATGATGTCCTTAAGAGTATGGTAGAAAAACTTGATGACATGGAAACCAAGCTCAATGAGCAAATAGAAAAGAATATCGCACTCAACAAAGGTCTCGCAGAGGCCACTGCTGATGGTATCTTAGAATCTGTTTCTGATGGCCTTGCTGCCACCCAGAAAGAGAAGCTCGCTTCACTTGCCGAAAGTGTAGAGTTTGAAAGTGACGAAGAGTATCGTGAAAAGTTGGAGACACTAAAGGAATCTTATTTCCCCCATAAAAGTGCTACAACAAGTAAAACTGAAACCTTATCAGAAGGAGTAGCATCTGCACCAGAAGAGATTTCTGGATCAATGGCTCAATACGTTAAGACACTTTCAGCTTTCAAAAACTGATTTTAAAATTAATCAAACTTTAAACATTTACAAGTAAACTAAGATGTTCCAATCAGAACACCTAGTCGAAAAGTGGAAGCCCCTCCTAGAACATGAGGGTCTTGATAAAATCGAAGACGCACATAAGCGTTCGGTTACCGCTGTTCTACTAGAGAACCAAGAGAAATTTTTAAGAGAGTCTGCATCTTTCCAAGAAAGCGGATCTCTACTATCCGAAGCTGGTCCAACCAACTCATCAGGTAGTAACCCACCAGGTTTCAGTGGTACTGCTACTGCAACTGGTAACGTTGCTGGTTTCGACCCAGTTCTAATCTCATTGATTAGACGTTCAATGCCTAACTTGGTCGCATATGACCTAGCAGGTGTTCAGCCAATGAGTGGTCCTACTGGACTTATCTTCGCAATGCGTTCACAGTACGTTGGTACTGGAAACGATACTGGTCGTACCGAAGCATTCTACAACGAAGCAGACTCTGCCTTCTCAGGTATGGGTGCAAGCTTCAACAATACCTCTGGATTTGGTAACACATCCGTTGGTTTTGGTACTACAAACCAGATCGGAACTAACCCTTCTGTTCTTAACCCAACTTCTTCTGCTACTTCTACTGACTACAACACTGGTCAGGGTATGGAGACTGATGCTGCTGAGAAACTCGGTGGTACAGATGAGCAGCAGTTCAACCAGATGGCATTCTCAATCGAGAAGGTCACAGTTACCGCTAAGTCTCGTGCGTTGAAAGCAGAGTACAGTTTAGAACTTGCTCAAGACCTCAAAGCAATCCACGGATTGAATGCAGAGGCAGAACTTGCTAACATCCTTTCTACTGAAATCCTTGCTGAAATCAACAGGGAAGTCATTAGAACAATCTATAAGGTTGCAGAGCAAGGTGCTGTACAAAACGTTGCACAAGCAGGTATCTTTGACTTAGACATCGACTCAAACGGAAGATGGTCTGTTGAGAAGTTCAAAGGTCTTCTGTTCCAAATCGAGAGAGATGCGAACGCAATCGCACAAAGAACTCGTCGTGGAAAGGGCAACATCATCATGTGTTCTGCAGACGTTGCTTCTGCACTAACCATGGCTGGTGTGCTTGATTACACTCCTGCACTCAACGCTAATCTTAACGTTGATGATACAGGTAACACCTTCGCTGGTGTTCTACAAGGTAAGTATAGAGTCTACATTGACCCTTATTCTGCTAACCTTACTGCTGCTAACGCTGCTCCAACTGGTGGTAACCAGTACTATGTTGTCGGATACAAAGGATCTTCTCCTTACGACGCTGGTATATTCTACTGCCCTTACGTTCCACTACAGATGGTTCGTGCAGTTGGTGAGAATACCTTCCAACCAAAAATCGGATTTAAGACTCGTTACGGAATCGTATCGAATCCATTCGCTGAAGGTAAGGCAGACGGAACTAACCCTCCAGGAAACGCTGGTCGCCTTGGTGTTAACTCTAACCGCTACTACAGACGAGTTGCAGTTAAGAACCTCATGTAAGAAGAAGATGGTATATATCCATCGTTTACATTTCAAGACTTCCCTTCGGGGGAGTCTTTTTTTTGTATAAATAAATTAGTTTTGTCAAAAAATAAAATGACTGCGTTAATTGACCCAAAAAAGTATAGTGAGACCGTTGACCTATTAAGGTCATTTTTTTTGTCTAAAAATTTTTTAGAAGTCCACACACAGAATCGTTTAAGCATACTTGCTGCATGTGAAGATCCTGAAACAGTGGCAACATACGAATATAATGGTCAGGTATGGCCACTACCACAGACAGGTCAGATGTGGTTAGAATATGAACTCCTTTCCAATCCTTCTGCAGAAGGATTTTTTTGTGTCTCGACCTCATATAGAGCAGAGCCAAATCCTGTTGAAGGAAGGCATGAAACAATCTTTCCCATGTTTGAGTTTGAAATGAAAGGAGGAGTTAAAGAACTCGAACAGATGGAAAAGGAATTATGCGAACACTTAGGAATTGATCTTCCAGATTATCAGATTAAAAAATATGATAGTTGGGCAGAAGCATATGGTCATAAAGAATTAGACCATGATGATGAAAAGAATATTGGTACTGGTATGATTACTGACTTCCCTGAATGGACATCACCATTCTGGAATATGGCACGGAATGATGATGGTACAAGTAAAAAGATTGATGTGATTCTAGGTGGTATGGAAACCATTGGTAGTGCAGAACGCAGTACTGATAAAGAACAGATGCGTGATACTTTCTACACCATATCAGATGGTGGGTATGCCAATCTTATTATTGAAAAATTTGGTAAGGAAAGAGTTGAGAAAGAACTGGAAGAGTTCTTAGAGTTTGATTTCTTTCCTAGAAGTGGTGGAGGAATCGGTATGCAACGTCTAATGAGTGCTCTTTCATAGAGCCTTCATTGTGAGGTGACGAAATTGGTAAACGTGTCAGTCTGTTTAACTGATGTTCCTGGCGGGACTTGAAGGTTCGACTCCTTCCCTCACAGTTTAAATAAAAATATATTTATGCTATAATGTTCTTATGGATAGAATAATACATTATAGTAGTCTAGGTTTTATAGATGAATATTTAAAAAGACAGATCGATCTTATAGATCCAGATTTTGTTCAATACAAATGTCCTGCTTTTCATCATAAGAATAGTAGAACTTTTGTAGCTCATTCTTCTATTGATTTTTCCATATCAATTAAAAATGATAATGGACATTTTTATATAGAATCTAGTGATCCTTCTATTGTTGTTCTTGATAATGATCATCTTAATTCACCAAAACCAGTTATTCAGTTGAGTGATCCTAAATTTTTATTTTGGACGGATGATGATAATATTTGGATTGAGATGATGGATCATCCTATGACTGCATATAAAAATAATTTTATTACTACAAATGGTTGGTGGAATTTATCTAATTGGTCAAGATCAAATAGTATTGGAATGACTATAGTGGATGAAGATAAACCCATTATTATTAAAGAAGGTGATCCTCTTTTTAGAATATGTTTTTACTCTTCAAATTTAGATGATACTTATACTTTGAAAAAAGAAGAAGAAATAGATAAACAAGAAAGAATAGTTAATGAATATATACCACGCCATCTGAAAGCAGTGGATGATGGTGATTGGAAACCTAAGTTATTTTCTAAAACTACTTCTAAGAGTAAATGTCCTTTTAAATTTTTATTTGAATGATAAAGACTTTAATACCAATTGAAGATTCTCTACTGCATAAAAAAATAAAAAAGTGTAGTTATAATTTAGATCGTTCAAAATTATCTTATACATTAAATGAAAATATGTTTCATTATAATGGTGTAGGATTATCTGCAAATCAAATAGGTATAGAGGAAAGAGCATTTGTAATGATTTCTGATATGGAAACTCAGGAAACTATTACTTGTTTTAACCCAAAAATTCTTAAAGAATCTAAAGATACTGTTGTTATAGAAGAGGGATGTTTATCATATCCAGATAAATTTTTAGAAATATCAAGACCCAGTTCTGTTGTAATTAAATATGAAGATGAAAATAAGAATATCCATAAAGTAAAATTAACTGGATTTATTGCAAGAATATTTCAGCACGAGTATGATCATATGGAAGGTATAGATTTCACGCAGAGAAATTATCTAAATACCTAAAGATAAAGCTAGTGTTACAATGAAACCAACTCCAAAACAATACAAAGAGGCAGTTGATCGCCATAGTTATATTGAGAAATATCTCATAAGTGAAGGTTATGCTGAAACACCTGAAATGGCAGGTAATATTATTATGGGTATGAGTGAAGAATGGTATGAACTTATTCTAAAAGATACTAATCTATTAAAATGAAAACTTTTGAAGATTTTATAAAGGAAACAACAGAAGCAAAGACTTGTCCTGATGGAAAGTATTGGTGTTTTACTGATAAGAAATGCAAAAAAATCCCTAGAGGATATCATATAGGGCATAGAGGTTATCTAGAACACGATAATGATGATACTAAGAAAAATGGTAATGGTAATGGGTCCCATAACGGTAACGGAAGTGGTAATGGCAATGGTGGCAATGGTAATGGTGGCGGTGGCAACGGCGGCGGTGGCAACGGCGGCGGCGGCGGCGGCGGCGCGGACGACGAGGACGAGGACGAGGACGAGGGCGAGGGCGAGGGCGAGGGCGACC